TGACAGCGCCAACCGAGATATTGTTTGAGGTAGTAGCGCCGTTTGCAGTTACCTCGTCCAACGTAATGTCAGAGCTAATCACCGATCCAGCGATTGAGATGCCCGTCCCACCAGAGTAGACCTGAGCAGATGAAACCTGAGCAAAGCTAATACCAGTTGTGCCAAAGGTAATTGAGCCGCTGGTGTTCATCACATAAAGCTCGCCAGCACCCGCAGTACCCTCAAGGACAAAGAACGCATCGCCTTCGCCAAGAGAGTCAGGATCAGACGGGCTATACGAGTCAGCGTCCGTGGCTCGTGTCAGAACCCAGTTAGTAGATGCAGAGCCGGTGTCCGTAACGGTGTAAATGCCGTTTTCAAAAGCGTTGGTCTGCTCGTAAATTAGCACACGGTCACTTGTTGATAGCGTGACGCCATCAATAACTAACGCGGCTTGAGTGTCAGCGTTGGTCAGCGTAGCGCCCACACCAGCAGTGCCGTTGTCGTAGGTGGCAGTAAGGTTGCCCTCCTGCTCTACGCGAACCGGATCATGGTAGTGAAGCGATGCCGCCGCAAGCGTGTCAACGTATTGCTTGGTTGCCGCCTGAAGGTTTGCAGTTGGATCAGCGTTAAGCGTCAGCGAGCCGGTCATTGTCCCGCCGCTTGTTGGCAGGTACGTTCCAAAGTCGCTGATTTGCGATTCCGTAATTGAAAGCGCGGCTTCGTGTTGAGTCACACTGCTCTCAGAGATTCTGGCGTCAGCAAACGTGCCTGATTGAATATCGTCAGCCGCTAGTGCGCGAGTCTCTGCTTGGTTTGACGCGTTCCCGATAAATACATTGCCATCGTTAAGGTTTGGGACGGCATTAGACCGTCCTGCACCCATGACAGCGATTGCCCCGCTAGAGGCATTTACCTTTAGGACGCGCCCAAAGTTTTGAATTAGTCCGGTCTCGCCGGTCGGCTTTGCCGTAGACAGAGCGCCTGCTGTCGTAGAGACATAGAGCGTGTCACCTGCCGCAAACGCAGAGGTATCCAGCCCATTAACAACACCAAGAATGGTAATTGTGCCTTCTGCCGTGTCAGCAATCGTGTCCGTTGTTAAACCGATAGCTGGCATCTTAGCCGCGTCATCCGCGTCAGCCGGTGCGATGGTAATGTTATTGCCGCTTACCCCAGTTTGGTAAACAACCGTCCCCTTGGGGATCGATGCGCCCGTGTTGTTAGTGCAGGCAACCTCAACGTGATTAGAGTCAATGGTTAGCTCGTCATTAACGTCATCATAGGTCAGATCAATGCCAAGCCCTGCTTGAAGCAGGTTATTGACACGATCATCCACCGCCTCATTAAGATCGGCGGTGTTTACTTTGTTCTGTTGAAGCTCAACAAAGTTGTTATCCAATTCAGCATTAGTCAGGGGCGCACCGTTATTGGTTACGCCTGAAGCCGTAGTTTCACGGGTTAAGATAGCCATACGAATACGCCCCTACTAAATTAAGATGCCGCCATTGATACTGTCCAGGTGATCTGAAGCGAATCAGATGCGCCTTTATTGACAGTGCTAAAAACCGTTCTGCACAAAAGAGTACCGCCAGACGCCGCATTCAAGATGCCCGCTTCGGTTAATGCCCCTGTAGCCGTACCCGCGCTAAAGGTCGCAACATAAACAACATCCTCATTGGTTTGAGTGGTCGATGTCAACGCAACTCTACCAGCCTCAGTTTCAAGCGCAGTATCACCAGAAGCCGCCGCAGTTGAGCCGGTTCCAACAGCCATGTGAGACATAGCAGATTCAGCGGCATCAGCCATTCGGTCGGCAATATATGCAAGGCCAGTATCTACAACCAGGTTATTAACCTTTCGTTGATCTTTGACGTTGCCATTTTGGTCGCGCAGGACAATCTCAAGTGTTCCTGTCGCCTTGGGTTTTTCTTTCAACATGGCTTTGTTTCCTATGTAAAGGTGAATGTTTCGCCGACATAATCCTCGGCAAAGTAATCAAATGGCGTCTCGGCATAATCAGTCATTAGGCCAGAGCCAGAATCAGTGCCAGCCACAGAGTCAGTAAAGGCTGGTTGCACCAATTTTACCGCAGACTCGCTTGCGCTACTAATATCAGACAAAGGCGTAGCTAGTGCGAGTGCTATAGCTTCAGAGGCATATCCGGTGTCTGATACTGACTTGTCAAAAACAAAAGCAAGCGCATCAGAGGCTACGGCAGAGTCCTCCAATATCTTCGTAAACAGCAGTACCGCATTTTCTGACGATATAGCCGAATCAGATAACGTCTGCCCTATCAGTATCAACAAAGATATTGTTTCTGAAACACTTGCAGAATCAGTAAATGGCTTTGTTAGCGCCATACTTAGTGATTCAGCGATATTGGCAGTATCCGCCAGGCTTCTTAGATATGAAGCAACAAGCTCAAGGCTTTCTGCGGCATTAGCTATATCGGTAAGCGTCTTGGCGGTATTAAGCACAAGCTCCTCGGATACCGAGCCTGTGTCTGATAACGCCTTGGTAAACGCAAGAATTGCGCCCTCAGTCGCTAGTACGGTTTCATCCCTTTCGGATGCCATCGCATAAGCAAGCTGTTCATTTATTTGAAGTTGCTCAGATATAGCCTTGGCAACAGCTAGCACCTGCGATTCAGATGCTATGGCAGTGTCAGAAAACGCCCTTACGAAATCAAAAACTAAAACTATATCTTCAGACGCAACCGCAGAATCTGAGACAGCTTTTTGTACTTGCTTGGCTATCGCCTCAGAGATAAAGGCGTTATCGGCATAGGTCGATGTAAGCCTAACTAAAAAGATGCCAAGCTCAACCGCGCTGACTTTTGCGCGATCAAACGTAACCTCAAAAAGCGCCCTCGCATATTGGATAGCCGCTTTTGGCATTAGAAGTCCTCTCTAACGACAAAATCCAACGTCTCATAGACTGTTTCAACAATGCCAGAGCTATAGGAAATTTCGATCTCGGCCTCATAATTGCCAGAATTTATATCTAGGTCGGTATCGCCCCATTCAAAAATGGCAATACCAGCTTCCTTTTGAGCATCGTTAGAAGCAGACGCGCGCGTAATCAATACGGTATTCGTTCCTTTTTTTCTCATTTTGAACCGAACGGTAGCGCCGGTTAGGTCAATAATATCGCCGGTAACGTCTCGCGTTAGGGTTACCTTTATTTGTGGCGCATCATCGCCTTGTACTAGGTAATAGGTAGTCACCAGACAATGGCCTCCAAGTCCTCAAGAGTAGTAGCGGCTTCAATTTCCTGACGTAGTATTCTACCACGCTCATGGCATTGACTGACATGAACTGCCAACGCCTGGCCGATCTGAATGTAATCTGCCGCCGTGAAGGTCTGAACTGAGTTATCTGCGAGCGTCCAATCCAAGGTCAGCGTGTCGTCAATAGCAGATAGCTGTACAGCGCCCTGTATGCGCCTCTGGGACACTTCATTACATTGGAAGGTGTAACCGCCCCAGTCAAACGTGCCGAACTCCTGCGCCGTTCTAACGGCCTTTATTTCGACCCACCTGTTTTGTCTGGCAAAGGCAATATCCAGCTCCCACACGGCATTGCCGTAGTTAAAGACATGACCAGGTGACGGTTGCTCGCCTTTAGCAAAAACCTGGCCCCCTGAGACATAGTGGGTTTCAGCATTTACATCATCACGGCCAGTGACATCAACATAAGGTGCCGTGGCGTTGGCTAGGCTGGCATTCACGTTATCAACCGTGCCGCTTCTTCGCCCCGTTATCCTGCCCTCAGCATCATAAAAAACGACCTTCTTCTGGCTCATTTCTTGGCCCCCAGAACAAACAAGCCCCAGCCCTCAACCTCTCTGGTGGCGGCAGAACTGGACATATTGCACTCAACATAAAACTCCATCGGAGAGGTTTGACTTGTTAGCGCAAACTGCCCCAGCGTTGTGATGTCCCCGCCAAAGCCTGCCAAAAAGGAATTACCAACCGTAGGCGTTATCTGAAATACACTTCCTTGACCGCCTTCTGCCCTGATCCTTATTTGCCCCGTGCCTTCTGCCGCAGATGTGCCTGCCACGTTCTCACCCTTAAAGCCTGCAAACGCACCGCAGATAACGGCCTCGGGTCTTTCTCCAGACGGCCAAGATATTGACACCCTTGCTGAGGAGCCGTTATTAGTCAGCTCGGTAAAGGTAGTGCCGATATTTCCGTTATGCGAAGCATCCACGCCTTCAGGAATTGTGACAGCGTTATCGCCAATCTTTACAGTCTCAACCTGCAAATCACCTATCTTGGCGGTTGTGATAGCGCCGTTTTCAATCTTTGCGTTAGTAATAACTGCGTCAGTTATTTGAGCCGCAGTCGTAATAATCCCAGCCGTAGCAAGCAAGCCGCCAGTAATAGTGTTAGCCACTATTTTGTCGCCGGTAATCGTATTGCCAGCAATCTTGGCGGCGGTTACGGCATTAGCATCTAGCTTAGGGGTGCTTATTGCCCCATCAGTGATTTGCGTTTCGGTAATAGTCCCCGTTAGGTCGCTTGTGGGAACTGCGGCAGTCCACGCCGAACCTGTCCATCGATATAGCTTGTTGTCCGTGGTTAGAAAAACAACTTGCCCAGTATATGCGCCGCTAGCCGGTAGCGTGCTAACAACATCAATCTGATTGACGTTAGCGTTGGCAAACAAGTCCTCGACGTTTTGAGTAAAGGAATCAGCGTCTACAAAATCAGTTGTCCCTATAAACGAGGATGTATAGGCAGAAACATTGTCAGAAAAATCCACAGACGCCACACGGTAGTATCGGGTTATCCCAAAGCCGTCTATGTAATGAACAAAACTCTCGCTGTCGGATACGCCCAGGTCTGTCCATGTAGAGCCGTTTGTAGATACTTGGAGCTTTACGTGCTTAAAGTCGGAATCGGTGGGGTTTGTCCATGAAACAGTGATTTGCTTAAAGCCGCCGTCTGCGCTGGTTCCGGTAGGAACTCCTGGGGCTGTCGTGTCTCCTGATGCCGTCCCAAAGTTATAAACGACAAAGGCACTGCGAGAGCCTATTGAGTTAATTGATCTGACGCTTACAGTGTATGACTGGCCTACCCTTATCGGAGAGATCAACAGCTCGGTCGCGGAGGTAAAGAAGTTTTGCTTTGTAGAGCTGGTGGTGTTGTCTAACTGCACCTCATATTGATCTACAAAGGCATCATCTGCGGCAGTCCATGTGACTTTAAGGGCAGGCAACACAGTGCCATCAGACTCAATAACGGTAGTCTCTACAGCGTTAAGATTTGTTGGCGGGGCTACGTCAAACGGATCAGGCAGGATGGTGTCAACGCCACTGTCTATTTCGTCACCTGTGACCCACGGGTAAATTCCGTTGTTGTATTCCTGTAGCGTCAGGTCAACTTCGCCATCCTCTTTTAATTGCATACCGACGACGCGGAATTTCCTTCTTGCGTCTGTTACGCCGTCATCAATCCAGCCCATAGACGGATGTTCCAGCCTAACGACGTCAGCAACCGCAATCTCCAAAGCCTCAGACGTAGCCGTAACCTTAACGGTCAGCTCGTTTTGGCGAGAGGCCAGGCAGATGATCTTTGCGATGTCCTTGGCTGAATACTTGTTGGTGATCGTATTCATCGTGACAGTCTTGGCCAGCTCTTCACCGTTGTCCTCAGATAGAAACTGGGTTTCTTCTGCGCTACCGGCTTCTGGATAGATAACTGAATCGCTCTGCCAATTTGCGTCTGGGTTGGTGAACTTAACCGTCACTCGGTTGTATTTCTTATCCTTGCCCTGGGTCTGAACGGTAATATCGGAAGTTATATTGTCTGGCGTCAGGTCAAAGGTAGATGAAACATCTCGATCAATAATGAGCGAATAGACGCCATTTGAAAAAGGCATAAGACCGCGCATACCCTGCAACATCGTTTTGACGTTTTCAAATAGCTTCTTGCCGGTATCTATTACAGCATTACACTCATAGATGTTTTGTACTGTATCAACGCTCTGACCATCGACTAATCCAAAACTAATGGCCTGCTCCAGCGTTATGCCACCAGCTCCATAAATGCTACCAGCCACCTGAAACAAATCAGTGCTTCCGGCGAATTGCAGATAGGTGCCTTTTTGAATCCAGGTAAAGCCTCCAGCCAGGTTGATAGATGTTGCGCCCGAGCCGTAGTTTCCGTCTACCGTGATTGGTGTCGTGTGCTGAGTTTCCTTTGATTCTAAGAAATCTGCTGAAGTGGCAAATGAGCTTTCATCAATCAGCGAGTCATTTAGACCCTTGCCATATCGAGCATTCGTTAAGTAGTCGCGCAAGCACAACGCAGGGTTATTTGACCATTGCCAGGTTGTCGGATCATCAGATCGGTGCGATGAAACACCGAGGCCGCTGTCGTAAACCGAGGACGTTGAGTCCTTTCTGGGATCGTAAATTCGCTTGCCTCGTATCACGCACTGGATGTCAGGTATGCCGCCAAAGACGTCCTGATCATATTTCAGCCGGATTGCAAGATAGGCAACACCTCTGAGGCGGTGATTGGCTCCCCATGTGGAATCAGCTCCGGCCAATAACGTGCTATATGTCTGATCGTCAGAGCCAAGGAATGTCTGCGTACTAACCAGGCCGCTGTATTTGCTATCAGTGCTGATTGTGTCGTTAATGTAAATTTCTTCGACAGCATCAATCTGCCCCTCTGATAAAACCAGGGCAATATACAGGTATTCGTTTTTAGTGCCGCCGCCAGTAGATATGAACGCCCTAACGCCGCCAACCTTGCGACGGCCATAAACAACAGGGATCGGGTCAATATTTGACTGCTTATTAACCAGGACGCCGCTGGACTGATCCTGCCCATCAAAATCAGCGCCAGTAAGAAATCCAAGAACCTCGCCAAGAAGGTTCTGTATGGGCTTCAGAATGAAGTCAAATAAACCCATTACTCACGGCCCCACTTAATATCCCTGATGGTGTTTGCGGCGTACTCAAAACCGAGGTCATTAGGAAAGTAAAATTGCTGACTGCTGTTATTGGTCAGCCTGCCGCCTAACTTCTCAAAGTCAGCCCAGTGGCTAGCAACGGAAAGCCTTACTCCTGAACGCCCTCTGTTTTCAACAATCTGCCATTTGGTAATCTGGCCGTTAAACACCGTGAGCGGTGCGCCTACAACTTGGCCGTCAGAAACTGCCGCTCTGCTGATGGTTGCTGACCTATTAACCCAGTCGCTTCCAAGAACGATTGATATATAGGTTTGGTCTACTCCAGAGAACCCTATGTTTACGGTGTTGACTCTGAGGTCTTGGGTCTCTGTAGGACTGCCGATTTCCAGTAATTGATCGACTGCCACATAGGTCTGCGGCCCATAGGTTACGTTGTGAGCGCAATCAGTGAGCGCCAAGCCACCGCCAAGACCGAGATCGACCAGGTGAACCAGGGTAAAGCCGTCTTTTTGTAGCTCTGCTACCAGCGAAGAATTTACACTGCGTGGCATTAGATGACCTCTATCAAATCAAGCTCAATCTGATATTGCTCATAACCGGCAACTCTAAACCGCTGAACGTCTCCCGCCATTCTCATCTTAAAAGGCACTGCGTTATAAGTTACCGCCTCATCGTCAGAAACAGATGAAACAAGCCCAGGTTCAATCGTCATCGTGCCAGAGGTAAAGTCCTCGACAACCATATAAACCTTGTCGTGATTGGCGAACTTGATAACGTCTCCCGCTTTGATTGTTCCAGTGATGCCATCCATCGCTATGGTTCTATCGCCTGCGCTATGAGAGCCGTTAGCCAGCAAGCTACCTGTAGCATCGCCACGAGAGTCACTAATGACCGGAGGCGTAATGCTAAAAGAATCTGTGCCACCTTTCGTTCCAGCCAAGAAAGCCATGATAGGTGCGAACTTATCTCTCGTTAGCCGAGGATAGCGAGCGGTGAAAGTCCAGTATGCTGTGCCTATGTTACGCACTTGCGTTCTGCCGCTTCTGGTCTCAGACCGGACATTGTTGTAATTCAAGCGCACATCTATCGCCAGAAATTCGGGGTCTGTTGGAAAGCTCATACCAGGGCCACCCTTCCTTGATCTTGCAGTGCTTCGTTAATCATAGAGACAATCAGACCTCGACGGTTTACTAGCAACTCATCAAATCCAGCGGTGTCGTTGGCTTGAATGTTAAAGCTCACATTAGCACCAGCAGATTGTCCCTGGCTGTGATCTATTACCGTCTCATTTGGGTGAAGTATTGCAGGGAATCCACCTTTGCCGTCCACGCCCCCAGCTCTAGCGCCAAACCCTGTGAAGCCGCCAC